TTCGCTAAAGTCACAACGGCATAAACATTCGTATCCATTGAGTTTTCATTACCTAAACCAACACCGCTTCTAGTTGTTACACATCGGTGTTGTAATTCAAAAACCTTTGTTGCTGCAATAGTAAAAGTTCCGCTAATAAATGAATGAGTGGTTGCATTTGTAGTATTTTGGCTATATGCAGATGACCCAATCATCACAGTTGATGTGTCTGTTATATTTTGCCAACGGAGAATGTGCTGATCTACTTGAAACGCAGGAGCAGAGGCATTTATTTGATAAGTTCCAGCAAGTAAGGTGATTTGATTGCTTGATAAACTTGCGCTTGCTATGTTGTTAAATTGAGTTGTGTTTAAATCTCTAGTTCGCCAAGCACCTGAAGTAAAAGTTCCAGCACCAGTCGCAGCTGCTTTTTCATCTCTAAATGTGGCAGTTGTAACTGAGGTTGGTGTTGCCCATGCAGGAACTCCACCTACAACAGTTAAAACTTGACTTGTCGTTCCAATTCCAAGTCTTGTATTTGTGTTGGCTGTTGATGAACGATATTCAATATCGCCAAGGGTTGTTGATGGGTTTAGGGCTTTGGTAGTTGTATCAACAGATGAACCAAGTGTGCGAATGGCTGCTGCGCCATCCTTGACTAAAGCTGTATCGTCTGGAGTAGTCCAGCCGTAATTGGTAGTGGTTGCCATTTTTCTCCTATTATCAGGCTACGATTGTAGCGTATTCCCATGTTAAAGTTGGATCTATTGTGTTCCATGCCTCGGTGATTGGCACAGTATTCCAGCGCATCGCCACTTGGCTAAACGCCACAGGCGAAAGATTGATGGTTAGAAATAATTCATTGAATCGGGTTCTCCATCGCCATCCCTCAACATACCCCTCAAATTCGCCACCTGAAATTTGGTCAGGCAGATTTTGGATATTCAACGGCTGACCCATAAAGACACCTAAGAGATTATCTCGATCGCTGTTGTCAATCTCTGAATTGGTTATTGGAAAGGTTATGGATTGAAAGGCTGGTAATGGAAAGGCACGCTGAGCAATATATCTATCGGCCACCTCTTGAGCATCTACACCTGAATGAATAGCAGAATTAATGCTTTGCGCTTTGTAACCATATAAGCCAATAGATTCTGCACTTGTGGCAGTTGCTTGTGAATTAAAATTGTTTCCGTAATTTATATAAATGTCATTGCGAATATCTGCGGATCTTGTAATAGTTGATAATCCTTGACCTAAAGCATGTTTTGCATCTAAATCAACATAACCATTGGCTATTAAATAAGTTTGCCTATGGTCTGCATCTGCATAACCAATGTCCCCATTAGGTGCTTCATAAAGATAACCAAATGCGCTATCTGCAATAAAACTTGCAATGTTGTAAATAGTGTCAGGCTCGGCTGATCTGCTAGACATTGTGTAAAGTCCGGGCTGATCTATTTCGCCAAGTCCTTGATTACCTGCGTTTGCCCATGTTTCAGTTGCATCATAAGTTGCCCAAGTTGTCGCTGCCGGCACATCATTCCAAGATGCGAGCAAGACGCTAGATAGCAAATCATAAATTTGATTTCCGTCCTCATCTTGTGAAATGTTGTCATTGTAAATTTCTTTGGCAAGTTTAACTAATGAACCCATTGCCAAAATCGTGTAATTAACAACAGTTGCTAATGAACCGGTGTTTCCTACTTCAACAGTTACATCAGTAATATCTCCACCAAATAAACTTACATAAGTTCCCGAACTGTCTTTGACTTGTAAATCTAAACTGTCATTTATGTCAAATGGCAAAGTTTGACCGGATAAAGCAACCAAAGTAATTTGCATATATGATGGATTAGGTTGCGAATAAATGTCAGTCCGACCTGCTTGATGGGTTATATCAGCAATTGCTATGTCTGTGTAATCAACATTTGCAACAATCAATTTCCAGTCTGGTGTCCAAACTGTCATTATCGAGCCCTAGTAATCCCGCTGTTGTATAGCTGTGGAACTGATCTTGATGCGCTGTCATTCAATACCTTAGCAACTGCTCTTGCAGCACCTTCGGAATCTACTGATTGAACTGTAATGTTGTTTACTGTCGTGCCAGCCCTTGCTGCTCCTGCTGCTAATTGTGCAGCTGTGGCTGTTGATGCTCCCATATTTGAAGCAGCGTTGCCTCCGGATATTGCACTATTAGCAATGCCTGTGGCAATACCTGCTCCAGCTAAAGCGACTGCTCCAGCAGCTATATTTACTCCACCAGTTGCAAATGCACCGGCAATGCCAGCGGCTGTCGCTGCTGCTTGAATTGCTCTAAATGCTGCAACCAATGCAGTTAAGGCAGTAATATATGTATAAATTTTACTAGTTACAAAGACAAATGCAATTACTTTTCCAATTTCGATAAGTGTATCTTTTGCTTCTATTATTTTTATGCCAGCACTTCTAATTGATTCTCCAAAATTAAACGCACTTGTTTCTGCTTCATCAGCTGCTAATCCTGACCCTGTCAATCCTGCTATAAATTGATTTAATGCTGGCACAGCGGATGTCAATAAAAATGAAGTTAATTGATTTACGGCTGGCAACAAAGCAGCGCCAATACTTTCTTTTGCTTCATCAACTGCAATTTGAATACGCCTAAATTGAGCCTCAGTTGATTGCGCTTCATTTTCTGCAAAATTCCCAAAAGTGCCAGCAAGATTTTGATATACTAAATCAAAATCCTTGGTTTTCAATATGCTTTGATCAATACCAAGACCAAGCCTTGAAAGTGATGTCAAATTTCCATCATAAGCTTTACCTAGCGCATTTGTTACCGCTTCTAAAGGTTTGCCTGTGGCTGCCGTAATATCTAATGCAAGATTGAGTAACTTTTGCGCTTCCTCAACATCGTTGGTTGAGCGAACTAATCTGCTAAATGCTGGCCGTAACTCATCATCAGTTATACCAACCGCAATTGAAGTTTCATCAATGTAATTTGCTACCGCTTTGGTTTGAGCCTCTGTTGCTTTAGTAGATGCTCGTATTGTTTCTTCAAGTTTTCTTTGAGCTGCTTCATCTTGAGCGGCATTTTTAACTGCTTGAACCGCAAATGCCGTAGCTGCTGTTCCAACTGCAACAAATGCAAGAGCAGCTTTTTTTCCAAAATCCGCAATTTTGTCAGCACTTGATTCAACCGATTTGTTGGCTTCACCTAAACCTTTTTTTAATTCATCAACATCGGCAAGGATTGATAACTTTAATGTGCGATTACCGGTAGCCATTAGACCCATTCCTTAATGATGCGATTGAAAGCCTGTTCCCATTTATTAATCAATTCAGGCTGAACTCTGCGAAGGGTTGGATAGATAAACCATCCACGACTACCTCTGCCTTGCCGTCCTGAATATGCAGGAAACTGTTTGAACTTATTTGAACCAAACTCCATACCAGCCCATAGCGTTTGCGTAGTAGCACCACCTGAAAACTTTTGTCTTGCGAAGCCATAACGGAACTCACCGATTTTGCTGGACTTGGAAATGCTAACACCGTCCGCAATTCTTTGCGCTGCCTTGCCAGATTTTGTTCTTGTCTTAGCTGCTTGTTTAATTTCCTCAGATGCAAAATACGCCAAAGCAGCAGACTGAGATCTTGCTTCATCAGTTGCCTGATCATCCATAAGTTTGAAAGCCTTGTATAAATCACGCAAATCGGATTTGTTGTAAGCAATGGTTTCATTTGCCATGCCTCTCCTCCAATATCTCGATCGCTGTTAAAACATCCTCGCCATCAACCCATTCACTCATTGGTATCTGTGTGGCTATTGCCAGCTGAACCAATAATCTGTTTAGGCTTCCGACTGGGTGACTTTTGGGGACGCATCACCGACAATTACATCGACAACAGTTTCCATCCAAGCGTCATAAGGTTTAACTGGTTTGCCGGCACTTTCTCGCTTGAATGCGTGATATGCCAAAAACATTAAATCGCCAATGCCCATCTTTTCAGATGCTTGACCAATAATGTTGCCAGTTGCCTTTTCCCATTTTGCCCACTCAGGTGGTTGGGCAATGTAAGTTGCTTGCTCACCTGAGTTATATTCAATTGTAATTGGTAACTTCATTTGTTTGCTCCCGTTTGTTTATTGATTAAAAGGTTTCTGTTGGCACTCCGATAACTTGGAATGAAAGAGATACAGTTTGTGCA